CTTTAATTGAACTTGTGGTACTCCCTGTGCCCTTCAAAAGGTTTTCCGAGAGTTTCGCTAAGTGGTGCAAAGGGGAGCTGCTTCATAAATGACATGCGATCACCCCTTCACATTTTGTTACCAAATATCCCCTATTGTCCCTATGCTACTTTAGGTCCACCTATCCATTCCCTGTTGCTTCTTTTAAATTTAAGAATATCACCATCTATAACTGGATCGTTGTTTATCTTAAACTTCTTCTTTTTCTTCTTAACATCAGTCTTCTTACCTTGGTGACTATTAGTACCTTCAATTACTTTAGGTTCACTAGGTATCTGCATGTCTCTCAACATGTTTCTTATAGTTTTATCACTTTGTATTTTACTTCTTTTCTTCTTAATATTTAACTTAGTATTACTCATAGTTTACTTTAGTCTTTATCCTAGTAAGTCCATTAAATGTTACATCCATGTTATCTCCTGTGGTACAAAGCGTTCACGACCTACCACATTACTCATAAACTTTTCCAGTTCATGGTCTAGTAAGTCGTTCTTTCTATCTTTGATTTGTCTATCTGCATCAGCAGCCATCTGTTCTACCCAGTAAGACACTGCCATACTAAGTGCATCTAGTCTGTCATCGTGTCCTAATGCTCCTCTGTCCTTAGTAATCCTAGTCATTTGGTGAGTAAGCATGTACCTAGACTGTGATTCTACTGGATAGTTCTGTACTGTCTTATAATCATTCTGTAGAACCTTCTGATCGACCACTAAGCGATGCTAATTCATAACTGGCTCAAGTGTATCAATGATCCTTCTTTCTTTCTGTGTAGAGGATCTAGTCTCTTCTATAGTTACGTTGTAGATACGAGCTAATATTGGTTTAAGAAGTTCCATAAACATTCCGTCACCAAAGTTACTCTCTATAACTACAAGATTCACTTTGTGTTTCCTCGCTATGACTGAGAGAAACTCTAAATTATCTTTCTTATACCCACCTTGGATACCTCCACACTCAAGAACATAGAGATAACCATTCAGCATCTTAACTACAGAGTACCCTGTTTCGTCTTTACCACGACCACTAGGGTCTATACTCAATACAGATCCAGTATAAGAGATCCAATCACCTAAAGTTTCTTGTGGTGAAAAGAAATTATCCCCTGGAAGTCCTACGTTGGGTATGTCGCTTAGTTTATAACGTGGATCATTTGTCCATATAGGTTTCTCAGGTGCTTTCTCTGTATCAAGAGACATGATTACCAAGTCACTTAGCTTCAACGGATACCTATCTGCATCACTCAGTGATGTATCCAGCATGAACTGCATGTTGAATCCAGATCTACCGTAAGACAACTCTCTTTCCAAGAGATCCTCATGGTCAAACCTAAGTGGATCAGTAGGAGTTCCTGCTTCAATATCTGAGTTAGCGATAACTGGTGCTAACCTATCTTCATACTTTAGTACCTGAGACTTGTTTGGATATCTCCCAGGCCAGATACGCACGTTATATCCACGTGACGGAAGTGTTTCATAGAGTGACATCTCTGTTTGAGGCGTACCAAGGTACATAATCATTCCATCTGGCTTGAGTATAGCATCAAATTCTTTAACTGCTTCTGATAACTTATCCCTCATCACTTGGGTCATGGAGTTATTCGGTACTTCTACATCGTCTGCTACAATAAGATCGGCACGAGATCCAGCTAATTGCCCAGTTATCCCTACTGATTTAACTGAGGGACTGTGCGATGCTTTAGCTGGTCCTACATCAAACGAGATCTTGGACTGTCGTTGTCCTTCTCGTGGACGAAGGTGAACTAGGATTGGCATCTCTGTAATCAATCTCTGTGTAAAAGTAGAGAAGTCATCAGCCCTTATTTTACTAGCGGATACTACGAGCACCTTCATCTGAGGATCATGAAGCAGCCTATAGCATACGTAAGCACTGGTAATATATGACTTCCCTACTCCACGAAACGCTTCAATGACGGCACGTTTAGGTGCGTTTTGAAGATAGTCAGCTATGTCGTACTGTATGGGAGTCGGGTTAGGAAGGTTGAGGTGCTTCCAGCAGATAAACAAAAAGTTACGGAAGTCCTTTAGTTCTTTCATTCACATTCCTCCTCGTATTAAACAGAGCATCTCTTTTGATTGTCTAAGTTCTTCTTCTTTCTCTTGATCACATACACAGGGCATTTCTTCACATTTTGGACACTCAGGTTCCCCTACAAATCTATCGTGCATCATTCCCATCGCCTTTTGGTATCCTACTCGTTGTTCTCTTTGCTTCTGTGATTCTTGTTTCATTTAAGTCTTGTTCTCCTTGTCCCAAGTTTCTTTACATCAAGATTAGTAATTGGCATTTGACCACCTATATGTGCTCCTCCCCTTCTGATCTTCATCTTACTTGATAACCACTTCCAGAACTTATTAGATGATTTTGTTTTCTTTACCTTTAAATCACGGTTTACGTATGTCTTATCAGTCATAAATGTATCTACTAGTGTGATCATATCCACATGTGTATTAAAATGTCTACACGTGGATTGTATGAATATGTGTATATATTATCAACTAAGAGAACGTAAACTCTTTCTTAGTGTCCATTATCTCTTCGTCACTTGGAAATGGCATAGAGTCCACTAGGTTCTTGAGTGGACTATTATCTACTGGGAGAGCAGTTATATCATTATCCTTTAAAAACTTAACTGCTACTGCGAGGTCTGCTGGTCTAGCTTCTCCACTTTGGATACGTGCTAATAGTTCATTAGCTACCGCAGTATGAAGTGTACTTAGTTCTTTCATACTCCAACTCCAGTGTTACTACCACCAGAGTTAGTTCCTATATGAAGTCCAGTACGGAACCCACGCTTACCAGTTTTCTTACCTATGGTTAAGTTACTTGCAGATGAACCTGAGTATATTAAGTCTGCTGAGTTTTTCTTTTTCTTTTTAATTTTACCACTCTGACCCATCCCTTCTTTTTTTAAATCCCATCCTTTAGCTGCATATCTCTCTTCATCAGTTAAGTTTCCTATTACTGTATTATTTTTATAGTTTTCGGTCTGTTCACCTTTGTAGTTAGGATCTTTAGTCCATGTTCCACTTCTACTATTGTATATAAAACCTGGGTTCTTTTTTTGAAGAGCAGTTTGATAATCAGTATCTACTCTTCCACTACCTCTTCCTCTACTCATGTACACCTTCTGTGTATTGGGTCTTTCCGTCTACCCTACTTGCAGTAAGTACTCGACCACGGTTTTCTCCTGAATTGTTGTAACTACAATGAATCCATCCACTCGTGGGATCTCCAGACTCATAATATTCCAGAATGAGTTGGTCAAATTTAATATTACTTTCAATCCATTTAGCTAATTTAAGGTTATCTATTGAAGGACATTCTAGGTCTGCTGCTTGTCCTAAGACATGTTGTGAGTTATCTCCACTTCCGATCTTTCGGTTTAACTCAAGTACCCTAAGTCCCGAATTGATATTAACTACTCCATGTGTCTCACGTATTGGCTGGAGTACACAATTAGCCAACGCTGTAAGACACACGAGTTGTTCTTGATTTGGATTGTTTTCTATACCATTTCGTATTGCTGTCTGGGATCTAGTAAGTTCCTTTAAAGAAAAGTTTTGACTTAGTTTCACCCCAATAACTCCTTAACAGATTTAAATGCGTTTTCTGGCATTTCATCCACACATGTATCTATTAGTTTAAGCTGATCGGCACTGAGGTTATCTTCCATTACCTTTGTTACATGTTCTTTAGCAAGGGACTGTGCTTCGTCTACAATAAGGGATTGGATTACATTAAGGAGTAATGCTGGTATCATCTTGTATCTTTGGTGTTATTGGTTGATGTGGTTGTGACTTGTCTTCCATTAAATCTGAGTCACCATTAAAATAAAATGTGGCGATGCCCGAAATCACCGAAATAAAGCTGCCGATCAAAATATTGAGTAAATCTCGACTTGACTGTGCCATTTCTACATCTGCAATTAGCATCATGTGTACGATGTACAAAAAGATACCAAAGGCAAAAAAGGAGATAACAAGTCTACCGTAGAATCTAGCTACAGTAATCTGTTCATTAACAGACATTTTCTTAGGTGGATTGGGATTACCCTTCACCGTTTTCTTTTCAATTATTTCTTCCATTACCTTTTAGTTATTTCTTTGATTGCTTGTGTGTTCTGTTCAAGGGCCAGTTTGATAGAAAGAATGGCATCTGAAGATTTTTCAACCATAGCCATAATTTTTGTATCATTTTCCGCATCCTTTCTCCAAAATTCTTCACGTTCCTTCCTTGCTTGATCGGTTGTATATTTAATGAACCAGAATGATGCTATGATTACACAGGCAGGAATGCCTAAATCCATCACCATTGTATATAATTGACTTACTTCAGGCATAACCTCCGTTACTTGTTGTGTGTGTTGATAGTTGTAATACTGTTGATCTGCTGGGTTGAAATGATGTCCACTCATGCGAATGCCATGTAGATGTAGGTGTTATTATCTCCGTGTATTGCATTGTGACCACCATTTAAAATAAAACCATCATCAATCTTTAGAGTTACACCTAAAGTAGTAGCACTGACAGTGCTTTCACTGGCACTATCATTCACTCTTAACTGATGGGTGTTGTTTCTAGTCCCTGCTTTCTCTCTGAAGGCATCATAAGCCATCCAATGATCCACACCATCCGTGGCTTTTATAATTAACAATCTTGGTGCGAATCCTGTTGTTATAGTCCTTGGTTCAGAACCATTGTCGGTATACGTCCCAAATGCACTCACTCCTGCCACTGGTTTCCATGCGTAGCAGATAAATATACCGTTACCGAACGCATCGTTATTGTTATTACTGGCCTTTGGTTCTAGTACAATATTTGTTGATGTTTGAGTTCCATAATAACCATTATCAGTAGTAGGAGTTCTTTCTGCATCAGTGTCCAGAAATATGTTATATCCAGCACCTAAGTCCTTATGATAAGTCAGCCAGGATCCACTTCCAGAAGTCTTCTTGATTATAATAAATTCAGGAGTTCCACCAAGATTATGAGGAAAAGCGATAGCACCAGAAGCCCCACCAGTGTATTTTGTGATACTGAAACCAGAAGTTGATGAAGCTGATTGAGTGACTGCACTGCAATTTGTTAATCCTGAACCTATTGAAGCTACAGAGTTGCCAGCTTTCCAGCCCCAGATAATTGTCGGTTCACCCGTCCGATTTATCCCATGGTCATCTGTATCTGAGGAAAGCGTGATGCCATCAGGATTAAAACTTTTTACAAAACCATGATTTCCTGATCTATCAGCTTTAGAATAATTATGATTTGAATAAATGATTTCTGAACCTCCCCGAATAGAATCCATTAATTGATGGTTGTTTGAGGAATTTCTTTCCTTGAACCAACAGAGGTCAGGCTGGAATCCAAAACCATTTAGATCTCTTACTGTATCATTCCCCACATACCTTCTTGCATTGAAAAGCACTGGTTTCCCACTGCCTACCTTAGTAAAACTTACTGCTCCAACTCCAGAATTTTCATTAACTTCTACTAAACGCTTTGCATCATTGTTTGCTTTTGCTTGGATGCGGAGGTTCGTTACTGAACCAGCATTCCCTTGAAGTGTTCCTGTTAATGTACCTTTCTTTTTATTTGCTCCAGTTGTATCACTTGCAATAGCTAAGTCACTGGAACTTCCAAGTACACTGGCATTGTCTTCTGTAGATCCCTGGAAACTATAGGTGACATTTTCATCGACATCGGTTGCCGTTGTGATTTCGATTGACCCTATGCTTGGATTCTCTGGGCCATAGGCTCCGTAGATTCTGGTGGGTAAAGAAGCACTGAAATTGGTTGTATTAAAACGAGCTGTGTTACTGTAACGAAAAGAATCTATATAACCTTCAAAAGAGCTTGTTGCTCCTCTGTCCATCTGAATTCCAATATTCAGAGTCGCTTCTGTAAAATCGGTGCTGTCACTCGCATCAACCTCATGTCCAATTCCGTCTATATATATTTGGACTTTATCACTACTATTCCGCTCAAATGCAATGTGATGCCAAGTGTTTAATGTGATTTTCCCATTAGCCTGATCTGGTGTGGTAAAATTCCATGCTGAAGCTGCAGTCCCTCCGCTTGCATAGCACTGAAGTCTCAAACTTGTTGGGATTTGAATTGTCATCCCGTGCAAATTAGATGTATTCCGTGTGTCTATTAAAGTGCCTAGACCATTACTTGAACTCAATGCGTACATCCAAAAATCAAAGGTGAACTGGCCTGTCCCTATTACTGGATTGAGTTCCGTAGTTAAATAATCCCCGTCTCCATCAAAATAAACCCCAGAACTCCCAGTTTTCTTCAGGCTTGAAGGCCAAACCATTGCAGGGGCGATTCCTCCGTGTAACTTTGAATGGATTGCACCTGTTCTGGTTATAGCGTGGACTGAACGTCCGTTAGTTGTTGGAGAACTGTCAACAAAACTTGCAGTATCTGCATGGATTAGTAGTTCAGTATTAGCATCTGAGCTATAAGCAGAGGATTCTAAAGAACTACCAAAAGCTGTCCCATTATATCTTGCAACTGTGCTTAACCTAAACTCGTCAATATGTCCCTCGATTACATTTGATGATCCTGCATCTGATCCATTACCTATAGTAATTCTGGTAGAAGAATAATTACTTGTTGAGGCTAATCCTGCCCCACTAGAAAATCCAGTATCTTGAACACCATTAATATAAAGCTTTAGTTTCTTTGTTCCACTATCGTCATACCTTTCAAAAGCGATATGAGTCCAATCACCAGTTTTATTTATTGCTATAGAAGGTGTCCCTAGATAACCACTAGCTACAGAATCATAGATTTTTAATTTGTCACTATTTTTAGTCCACTGCATAACAAAGCCATTCCCGAAACTACTACCATCATAACCTCTAATATCCAGTATATTTTGTTCGCTCGCAGATGACGATTGAGAATCGGGGCGAATCCAGAAATCAAAAGTGAAAACTCCAGTTCCTATTGCTGATATAGGAACATGTACATAATCATTTGATCCATCCCAATAAATACTTCCCCCTCCAAATTTGGATACGTCATGTTTAAAAACTATCCCTGAATAAGTAAGTGTATGATTGTTGTTAGAAGAATCATCCTGCTGATTACTATGAATTAATAATTTTGTTTGCTCACCAGTAATAGCACTAATGTTAGTCCCTGAAATCTGGGTAGCACTTAGTCTGCTGGTTGGCACAGTGAAATCGCCTGTGTAAACGGCAGTGCCAACGCAGACTCTTATTTCGTCTTGATATCCTTTAAAATTAGAAGCATTTGCATTATATGCACGACCAAAAGTAAGAGTCTCAGAATCATAATCACTAGAATTATTACTACTAGACCCTGCCTCTTTACCATCTAAGTATAACTTTACTGGTGTCCCTGCCCCTGCCCTGACTACTGCTAAATGAGTCCACGTTTGTAATGGTAAAAATGTACTTGCAGTATTAGTAATTATTTCACTATTAGCGACACTATCCCAAATAAATAACTGACCACTGGTTTTGACCATTTCTATTCCAAAACCATTACTGCCTGTCCGTGTGTCAATAATAATAGGATTTGCTGAGTCTGGGTTATGATCTTCACACCATATCCATGCTTCTAGGGTAAAGGCTCCTGCACCTAACCCAGTTCCTGTGTTAAAAGATGTGACCTTAACTTCAGTTCCATCAACTGCATCAAAATATATTGCACTCTTGCCATCCCCAAAAGGACTGGATTTTATGGATGCGTGTCCGCTTGCGGTTACTTTGTGACCATCTGATCCTGTGTTGGACGAATCCTCAAAATCTGTTCCTCCACTTCTGTCAAAATTTAAGAGAACTTTTGTGTTTGAATCTAAACCCCCTCCTGCGACTTGACCTCCATAACTACCAAAGTGACCACTGGTTCCAGTGAATCCTGAATTATAATCATCACTTGCTACTGACTGAGTGATTGCAGAAATAGTAGGATCTTTAGTGAAACTCTTACCTGAAGAAAACCTATTTGATGGTAAACTGCTTTTTGTAACTTCTATGTACCAAGTGGTGTCAGCAGGAAACGTGTTGTAATTGAATTCACCACCATTGAATACAATGTCTGGGATGCCTGTTCCTGTTGGTGTACCAAAGGATGATGCGGATACTGCATTAGTACCATCCGATTTCATGATTTTGATCGAATTGATTGCACTAGCATCTGTTCCAAAATCTGTTCCTGTTACGGTGAGAGTTCCTCCATCTTCTTCACCTCCAAATGTAAATGTAGTTCCTGAAGCAACTGATGTCGCATCTGCCGATATAGTAATTACACCATTTGAGGTATTATCTGCACTTGCCGTTGTAATCTCTGTAATTGTTGTACCTGAAGGAATACCTGTTCCAGTAATTGTTTGACCAGCCCTTAGATTTGTACCTACTACATTCCCTATCTTTTGGGTACAAATACTTGCAATCTTACGAATATCCGCACCACTTTGGGTATTCCCTGTGGTTGTTGTAGAGAAAAAGGTATTCAACTCTCCAGATAACCCAGTAATCGTTGGAGCTATACTCGTTGCTTGCCATTCAGTAGCACCAGTTGTCTTATCCGACATTGCAAGAACATAGTTGTTCGTGGATGCTCTTACTTTAGGTAAAGTAATACTATTACCAGATGAGCTAGTGTCACTATTAATGACTACATTATTACTTGTACTAGCACCAGATAAAGTTAAGTTACCAGAGGAACTCGTAACACTATTACTACCTATAACTGCTTCACTATCTACCCAAGAAGAACCATCATAGACCTTTAATTTATTAGTGTCCGTTTGAAACCATAAATCACCTTCGGTTACGTTAGAACTAGGTGCTGAACTTGATGCACTAGGAGTGTGGTAAGTATTAGCAAAGTTATTTACGTTGGTTACTGCATCTGCTACTGCTTCTACTTTTGTTTTATAAGTGCTACCAGCTACAGTTTCAACCTTACCCTTATAAGTACTATCTGCTACAGTCTCTACTTTACCTTTATATGTTGAGTCAGCAACAGTCTCTACTTTTCCTTTGTATGTGGAGTCAGCAACTGTTTCAACTTTACCTTTGTAAGTACTATCAGCAACAGTTTCTACTTTTCCCTTATATGTACTATCTGCTACTGTTTCAACTTTACCTTTGTATGTAGATTCAGCTACTACACCAACTTCTGTTGCAACATCAGCTACCTTTTTAATATTACCAGTGGTAGCATTTGACATTGAATCTACACCTAGTTTAGCTAAGTAAGCATTAGCTCCATCTGTATACGCAGTAGCACCTAGTCTTCCTATTTCAGCTTCTTTACCTGCTACTTTACCTATATCTACTGCATCGTTAGCGACATTATTTATATTAGTTAGGTTGGTAGCTACTGAATTTATTTGTGTTAAGTTTGTATTAGAACCTGAAGTAGAATCTGTTCCATCATAACCAGTTCCAATCTTAGATATACTTGAAGTATTTGCTAGTATTGCTTGACCAGATGCTCCACCATCTGCGTATGATTTAGTAGCAGCATCAGAGTCTTGAGTTGGTGTAGATACATTCTTTAGTCTTTTATTATTAACATTAAATGTACCATCTGCATCTGCTGTAATACTTGTATTAGCAGTATCAATAGCTTCTTGTGCTACATGAAAAATCTGTTTAGCACTTCCATCTAAGTCTTCTTCTGTAAGTACACTAGCGTTAGAAAAGTCTACTTCAAGACCAGTTAGTTTTGCTTTACGATATACCGATATAACATTACCAGAACCAGTAAAGTTACCTGTGTGTAAGACTACATTTTTATTACTTGAAGTATCCAAATGGTAGCCATTAGTTCCACCAGAAGTACCAATATCTAATTTAGTAGTACCATTATACACTTCAATGGTATCTCCAGCAGTTGTATCATAATCTAATGTACTATAAGATATAAGTGCTTGGTTATAACTACCGTTATTAGTAATTGTTAAATCACTATAGTTTGTTTGTATATATGTGTAAGCCATTACTGTCTTGGTATATCAGGATTGAATAATTGACGATTCTTTACTTGTTGTCCTAAATACGGATGTTTAAGGAATAAGAATTTTTCTGCACGTTGCTTAAACAAAGACTTAGTATCATTAAGCATATTAATTTTATCATCTTTAGTTGAAGCATTACGATACTTTTTAGACTTCATTGTTTTAGTAAATGCATCAAGTAACGAATCACCACCTAACTCAACTGTACCTATTAGTTTCTGATAATCACTTAACTGTTGTGAACTTAGGTCTACACCTTTAATTTTACGTGGTGGTTCAGAAGCTAATGATGGATTATTAAGTCTTACTATTTCATCTATTACTTTATTGTTTACTGCTTTCTTATGTTTTGGGCCGAAAGTTCCTAACCAGTATTGAGAAGGTTGAATCTTTTCCCCAGTTAACCAAGAATATTTAGGAGGTAAACTATTTGCTCCACCTATTGCACTTTCTAATTTCTCAAGGAAACTAGTAGTAACATCAATTTGTTCTTCTTGAAACTGATCTACTATTTGGCCTGGAAGTTTCCCAAGTGGATTAAGTACACCTACTCCTATTTGTTGAATTGCATTACCAGACTTCCAACTTTCAGGTTCGTTAAGTAAACTTCCGAATTGATCTACACCACGAGTAAATGATTCATCTCTTAGTATACTTGCGAAGACAATAGTTAACGCAGAACCAAACCCTTCTAAGTCTGCATCAAGTTCTTCATACTTCATTGCCTCAACATAATTTGCTACTGCTTTAATAGGTATTGCATACGGAGAAAATCTACCATAATCATACCACTCACCATTATGTTTAATACTGTAAGGTTGATGTGTCTCTAACCACGCTTTTCTAATCTTAGGATCACGTGGTCCGTGTCCAGTAATTTTATCTTCAAATGCATACATAGAAAAGAATGCAGCGTAAGAAGTAGCTAACCCTAGTTCTGCTCGTGCTTTAGCTGATACATGTGGATTGTTACTACTAATACTTTTAGCAATGTAAACAGAGTGAGGCCCAGGTAATATACGCATACCTTTAGAAATTATGTTTATAGGTGTGCGTGAAAACGGAACCATAAACTTAAATATTGGGAAAGACTCTACTAAGAATTTAACGCCTTGATTAGCTTGCTGTCCAATGTAACCTTGAGGATCTTCAGTAAAAGTTATTTCTCTTGAATACTGAAGTGCATCTTCACGTGACTGTGTTAACCCACGTGCTAAAGGTGAAGGACTAGTTTCATCTAGTTTTGCTTTAGGACCAAGTGCTCTACCATCATCTTCTGCAAACCGTTTCATTAACTGTTCACGTACTTCTTTTCTACTTCCACCTTTTTCAATTACACTTGCTCCTGCGTGTCCATAAAGATGAGAGTAATAATTAAGAGTTTTAAAAAACTCATCAGTAGCACCTAGTAAACGATATGATTGTTTACCACTCCATCCTGAAAGATTAAGACCACTTTTAAGAAACCAAAATGGTGCATTAATAATAGGGTTAGAAAATTCAGACTTTCCAAATAAGTACTCAGCATTACCTCTATCTAACATGTGTTCAGTACTTATATTACTTGGATCTAATATCGCTCGATTTTCTTTAAGTGATTTCTTTGCTTGGTTATAAGCAATATTAAATGAGTATTTCATACCAGCGTATTGACCTAATGTTTTCTTTATCATGTCTTTACGCTCGGCCCATGTCTTTGGCATACCAATAGTAAGAAAGGCAGCTTGTGTTATTGGTCTAAGCAAAGTTTCAGCAGCATTCATGGTAGTGTTAATACCAAGTGTAGGTAGGTTTAACAGAATATTTCTTTTAAATCTTTCTCCTACAAAATGTTGAGATCTTACTAACCAATGATCGCTTTTAAACAATCGGTAGATAGCAACTTTACTATCCTTTGTTAACTTATTTTGACCAGAGATTCTCTCAGTACGAATTGCATGTTCTTGAACTGCTTTAGCATCATCAAGTAACTGTTGTTTATAATCTGGAGATAGTTCTTCAACTTTCTTTTCTAAGTCAGCATCACTAATATCATCAGTAAGTCTTAAATCTTTATCTGGTC